CAAACGCATCTTCATCCGGTTCTTCAGTGAGTTGTTGCTTCTGTTCTGACAACGCCCGGTTTAAAAACCGGGCTTCTTCTACTTGTGCGTAATCGCCTATATCCATCAGCTACCAGCCTTACCGATGGTTGCTGTTGCCTTCAAACGGCCATAGATAGCCATACCGCCACCAAATGCAGACACCAATGAGGCACCATAATCAACAATGGTCTGCTGCAATGTTGCATCAAGATGGAAACCAAACAGACCGGCGACACCTGCCCCAACAGCGACAACACCACCCCAGATGGTTTTTGATTTATACCAATGCTTCACATCACCAATGGTGACTTCCTGAACCACTGCTGATGTCAGCTTTGAAACGCCATCCATCAGCTCTTCTTTTTCTTCACTCATGATTTGTAACCTCTTTTTTGCGCTGCTCATGACGCATCAAGTCGTAAGACGACACACTGCGCCAACCTTTAACAAACATGGATTGCCGGGTTTTATCGTGGCTATAGAGAGTAATTTGCTCAGGCAGTGACGAGGAAAAGCGGCCTTTGCGGCCCGCTTTAAAACAGTCGAGGTAATACTGATTTTTCAGTTCCGGAATATGGAAATGTTCAGCGTAGTCGGCTGGCGTCGGAGTCTGAGCTTGAGCCATTGCTCTACTCCGGCCATTCGGAACGATAGGTTTCTGTCATGCCTTTCAGCAGTTTTTCAGTTACTGCCTGTGCAGCTTCTGCTTTGGTGACTAAACCGTCTTTGTTTTTGTCCAGCCCTGAATTTTGGCGATAAGAAACACCACCGCTGAATAAGACAGAGCTATCTGGTTTGCCGACATATTTCGGCAGCAAAATAGCCATATACATATCATTCAGCGATTTGATTTTGCTGGCGTAAGGTTTGAAATATTGTTCGACGTAATCGAGTTGTTCTTCAGCGGTGAGACGGGAAAGCCAGACAGTGGTAACACCCATGTCTTTTGCTGTTGCTGGCATAAACTGAATAAGGCCGATAGCGCCTGAACCGGCAGCATTTTTAACGCTAGACGAAAATGATTCACCTGATTCAAAGGCCATGCAGCCCATTAACCAGCTGGCATGGTTATCAGTCCAATTCAGGTTTTTACAGATTTGAATAACTTTGGCACGGAATGCCGGTGAGACTTTAGTTCCCCAGGGGAATACTTTGGAAGTCATAGCTCAAAACCTCATAGGTGTTTCGAGCTATTTTTGATTCGATTGGATATTTAGGCGGAGTAACCGGTTTTATTGAATATTCTAAGCTTTTCTTGCAAAGCACCATACTTGATCGACTTTCAAATTAACATACAAATTCCAGCCTTTTATCTTAGCTTTCCTTTCACCATTATTTTTTATGCCATCATATTTTATAGTTTCGAAAAACTGATCTAAACGTTTTGCCTCAGGAGTGTCATCATCCCAATTTGCTCTTTTAGCATTTGGTATAACCCCAGAAAATAAAACTCTACATTGGTCAATGCCATAAATACCCTTGTCTGAATCGCTCATCACGCCATTAAATTTAATGGTTTCAGCAACTCTATATTCAGTCATGGAAACTTTTATATATCGATGTTCATTTAAGTTTTCAGCAAAAACAGCCTCTCCATTTTGATATAAATCAGCAGGGGTAATTGTTTCTCTTTTTTCTAATTCATCAATAATTGATTGGATAGCTACGGCATTTGCAAAAAATGGAACAAAGAATAGAGCATATATAAACTTCATAGAAACACCTCATCCAAACATATCTGGTTGCCTCCGCTTACGTTCTGCATCACGCATTCTGGCGATAACACTGTAAACGGTCTTAAATGTGACCTTATATTTAAGCGCCAATTGCGCAACATTGGTACCATTAAATTCAGACCAGATATGCATATCGCGGATCATTGCCTCAAGAACGTCACCCTTTGGAATGTAAACCTGCATTCCGCCGAGGTTCTTGGCAATGGCATAGGTGATGGGTAAAGCGAGGTTGTTATCAACACCACGCTTGTTTAACTCTGAACTGATAACCGTATTCAGATCGCGTAACAGCTCTGGCCAGCGGTGCTGTTCTTCAGGTGCAACCGCATATGCCAACACTGACGGGTCGATATCATCACCGAATAAATCATTCTGTTGTTCACTCATATGCGCCCCTTTTACTGATCAAACATACAGCCAGTGAACGCATTATAAACAAAATCCCGCACTAAGGCGGGATTCAGGGAAAACGTGGGGCATATCCGTTATATGTTCAACTCATATGCAGCAGATATTTGCTCATACCCGCATACCTTTCCAGTAACTGGATCAGTAGGAATATGCTTACCTGCAACCTTCAGCGCATCAATCATTAACCGGCGATGCCAGTTCTTTAATGACTCAAGAACTTTATAACCCAGATAACTATTCAACCAGGCTACCTCATCAACGCCAACGCCTTTATTTAATTGAACAGTCATCCGTTTAACGTAGCTGTTTAATGCAGTCTCGCTACCATCACGCAAGAACTTTTGCTTAAACATCGTGATCCAAATTGCTCTTATTTTGCTGATTTCGTCAGCCTGAACTCGCGAATTACTTTTAGGGCTTAAACGCTTTTTACCTTGTTTTAACTGGTGTTTAAACCCGGCGCTTTTCATAGCATCCATGACAGCTTCTAGCTCTTTCAGTGTCATATCAGCGCTACTTACTTTGCCGTTCGTAGCGCCCGATAGTGCTGCACGGTAAGCATCATCAGTTAATTTGAGTTCTCGTTTAGCAACATGGATCAGCCGGATAAGCTGATTCCGTTTATCGTTATCTATTTGGGCCATGTATATGCCCTCATAGTGATATTACTCAGGTGAATGATGGGGTGTCGTGTTTCACTACCCCCCTTGTAATGTCTATTTATAATCATGGTTGTCTCCTGTTTCCGGATGGAGAACAACACTGCGCAGGCTGCTCATCAGTACCCGACACCACATCGGGCAGACAGCCTCTGCACCACCAGAGGCTGTTTCGCTTTACTATCTAAAATTATTTATAAATATCAAATGGTCTATGGTCTCAATTTCCATCGAGACATTTACTTCTATATCTATAGCTTTGCTAAAATCAAATTTCTTGCGTCGCTCTATAGCTGGCTTGAGCTTTTTTTCTTTCTCTGCCAACTTTGTTAGTTCCTCTAAATAACAAGGTTTACTCGAATCAAGTTCAGCAAATTTTTTATGTAATTCAAATAACTCACCTAATGGATCTTCCTCCATTGTAGCTTTTATCTTTATTAACCTACGCTGCAAATTAGCTTTTTCGACTTTCAGCGCATCAACCATTATCTGATTTCTGTTTCTAGGCCCCGTCATTTTCTTCACCATTTAGATCATGAGATAACGGCTCTGCTGCATTGCCAAAAATCCACTCCAGCACCGCAATAACACCATCTTCAAATGTTTCATCAGGGAACATAGTTCCGTGAAGATCGATAAAACCTTTAGCCCGTTCAACCTGCTGTAGAACTTGCAGCTCGGTAACCTGAGTTATCATGACCTCACCGCTCATAGTGACGCTCCTGAACTGGCGAAAAGACACTCTCGCATGCGTTGGCGAACAAGAACGGGGTCGGTTATCCAACAAATTTGAGTAGCCTCCTCTCTTTTCTGCTCACGTTCTGCCGACCTAACTTCCTTTGTTTTTTTCGGCTCAATAGCAGTTATCCGGTACATCTTCACTTCCGCATGGCCCTTGGTGCCATCACGTGGTTCAAATTTGCTCTCACTCGTAAATCGCTTTTCGCGCATAACGCTACTCATCGCTGAATGAACTAACTCTTTTGCAATACCGATACCCTCTGCAATTTCAACTCCAGTCATCCACTTGTTTTTCGACAGCAGATGTTGAGCAATCTTCTCTTTTTTCGTTAATGACTCCATAATCACCTCGTACTATTGACTGCTTGCTAGGCTGCTCATCAGTACCGGAGCACCACCTCCGGCAGACAGGCCCCAACATCTGGGGCCTGTTTCGCATCTACTCGTTTACTGCATCAGCCAGCGTTTTAGTGGCTTTGAATTTCACCGATTTCTTAGCCGGAATTTCGACTGTTTCACCCGTTTTAGGATTACGGCCTAAGCGGGCCGCTTTCTGGATGACAGAGAAAGTTCCGATGCCCGGAATCAAAAGCGACTCCCCGTTTATCAACTGAAATTCAAGCACTTTAGCCAGAGCAGTAAGGGCTTCATCAGCAACGTGTTTATTGGTGTTCATCTCTTCAGCCATAGCTGCGATTAAATCTGCTTTTTTCATAGTTAAACTCCTGTTTAATTAATTTTTTCGATCTGACCATAGTGAATAGCGTCAAATGCTCCCTTTGCTACGGCTAACATTTTTTGCACTGCTTTTTTTGCATCATCAATAGACTGGCAATGACAATCATTGAGATATTGCTCAATAGTCTTTCTTGCCAGCCTTTCAGCCTCAATTTCATTCACAAATTTATCCATGACTACACCTTTGCCGAATCGAGTGGTATCTGCTGATACTTCCCATCACCTTGGCGCTCATACAAACGTAGATATTGGCTAGTTCCGGTGATCTGAATGGCATCAGCAATAGCATCCATTGCCGACTTCCAATCTGCGTCATCAATGCTAATTTGACGCAGAGACAGCACCTGATTCACATCAATATGACCTTGCTTGCTAACGCGAAACGCATGTTCAACCAAGGCTTTAAGTTCTGACTGAGCGCCTTCCGACCACTTAGCGATGCACTCATCAATCAATTCTTTGGCAGTTTGAATTCGCTCATCAAAAACACGGTGCTCACCAACAGCACGGATCAACTTGTAGCGGCCATCAAACGACATCAAAGTTACATTACCTTTCTGACCGCCCCATTCAACGCCATATTCAGCTGCAGACAGGTCGCAAAAATCGGTAATTTGTTGCATTGATTGCAGCTTGAAAGCTGCCAGCTGATTACGCTGTTCAATCGCTTTAGCAATGATGTTGCGAACAACGTCATCACGCAGTTTGTCCACCGGAGAAATCAGATCTTCCGGCACTAAATGACCAGCGGCATTAACTCGATGGCCCGTTGGAATGTTTGCTTGTACGTTCATTCTGTTGCTCCCCACTTGATACAAACCCCTGAAATTCGTGCCGCATGAGTCACTCTATTCAGGCCATTAACACGTTCATTAACTGCAATCGCTCGGTCAATTAACGACTTAACTGGGCGATCTACGGTGATTACCGGCGTTGGTGCCGAGAACAGAGCAACAACTGTTGCCCCCTGTTCCTTTAACCAACGCAAAATTTCAATAACTGCTATTTTTTGTGCTGTTGTCATGGCGGCCACCTATCGTTTTTTATGTCTGAGTTCCCATTGATGGGCATTAAACCTGTTCGCTAACTTGCTCAATTCACGACGTAATAACTCGACTTCTTTTAATGGGTCACCACCCGCCATGCGTCGGCAATATTCCAATTGATCATCTAGCGAATACCGTTCTTCAGCATCACCAGCAACACTGATTCGCTGTGTTCTGGCGGTGTTATCCAGCTTTGAGTTAGGGCAACCGGCACGGCAGGCGCGGAATACTTTCACTCGCTGCGGATTACTTGCGCTAAATGGTCGTTGTTGGTTCTCTAAACATTCATTTACCGGAATATCCCCTAGTACTGGGCAGCTCACGCAGCTGTTCAGATACCTGCCTTCAACCTTGATACGGATTGTGTCTAACGAACCTGGGTAGGTTCCATTAACCACTTGATTTACCATCGTTGCGCTAACACCAAGCTCGGCAGCAACCTTCCGTTGAGTTTTCAGTTGTATCTGGCGATTCAGCTCTGCCATCCAATCGAAATCGTTCATACATCCTCCAGGTATGGGTAGAATGTCTGACGGCTAGGAGCAAAAAGACCGTCTTTTTGATCCTCTGGAGGAAGAACTCCGAGGTCTACATTCAACCGATACATCTCACCAAAATCCGCATCGTGCACAGTCCGTAAAATCTTGGCTCTAAACAGTTGTTTTACCGTCCGTTTAACAACCGTTTCATTAACGTCGGCTGTGGCTACCAGCTGGTCCAGTGTGAACACTTTCAACATCCGGCAGCTGTTCCAAATTCGTTGTTTCGCATTCGGTCTTTTTTTGCGTCGTTTCGGTGTAGGAAGCGGGCTTTCGTCTAAAACTCGATATAAATCAGCGCTTCTTTCGTCACC